AGGAGGAGGAGGAGGAGGAGGAGGAGGTTCAGCAGCAGCACCACCTGCACCACAAATGATGTCAGGAGCTTTTGATATAACAGGAGGTGTAGCACCTGAAGCTATGAAAGCTTACGTAGTTACAGACGAAATGTCTAACAGTCAAAACCAATTAGCAAATATTAGAAGAAGGGCTACTATTTAAAATCAAATAAACTAACTTAATATCTATTATATATTATGACAGAAACAAAAATTGTAGAATTAGTAATTGCAGACGATAGTCAAGAACTTGCAATTGACGCAATCAGCTTAGTAACGAGTCCTGCTATTGAGCAAGACTTTGTGTTCTTTGGTAAAGAAAAGAATAACTTAACATTTGCAAAGGTTGATGAAGAAAAGAGAATGCTTATAAGTCCTGCTTTGATTCCTAATAAAAATATTTTCAGACATAATCCTAATACGCAAGAAGACTACTATGTTTACTTTTCAAAAGAAACAGTCCGTAAGGCTTCTGAATTATATTTAAAACATAACAATCACCACAAAGCTACATACCAACACCAAGACAGAGTTTCAGGCGTTCTAACAGTTGAATCTTGGATTAAGGAAGGTGATATGGATAAGTCTAAATTATTCGGTTACGACTTACCAAATGGCACGTGGTTTGTTAAAATGAAGATAGAGAATGACGAACTTTGGCAAAAGATAAAAGGAGGAGAACTTAAAGGTCTTTCAATAGAAGGCTACTTTACTAATAAATTTGAACAAATGAATAAGAAACAACCAACAAACGAACAAATACTAAGTGCTTTAAACAAGCTAGTAAGAGAAAACAAAACTGAACTTAAGACTGAGAAGGTTGAGTTGGGAATGGTTGATGACTTAGAGAAAGGAATAAAAAAAGCTATAAGTTTATCTACTAAAGCCGTTTTAACATTACAAGCAGCAGGTGATAAAGCTGATAGTTTAGCAGACAAATTTATAAAAGAAGCAAGAGGAATGCAAAAACTTAAATCAGATATAGAAAAACAAGCTAAAGAGTTAGGTATTGAACTTCCTAAAAATATTAAAAGTTTAATGAACGACTTGGACGATAATTTTGAAGCTATTATTAAGTTAAGAAAAATTATAGGAAATTTAAGCTAATCTAAAAATCAAACAAATAAATAACTATTCTATTATATAACAGAACTTAAAAATTAAACTATGGATTTAAAAAAGCAAATATTAGTAGCACTTGGACTTGACAAAGAAACAGAAGTATCTTTAGAGTGGCAAGCAAAATCAGAAGACGGAACTATTTTCGTTTCAACTGCTGAGGAATTAGAAGCAGGAGTAGACATAAGCGTTCTTACTGAAGATGGAACTACAATTTTATTGCCTGTCGGAACTTACAAGACTGATACAGGAGTATCTTTCAGAGTAGAAGAAGAAGGTATTGTTGCTGAAGTAATTGAGTCTGAAACTGAAGAAGAAGTAGTTGAAGAAGAAGTAGAAGCTTCAGAAGAATTAGCTGAAGATGACGGAGAAGAAGCTGATGTAGCTGATTGGGCAGGTTTAGAAAAGAGAATCCAAAACCTAGAAGACGCAGTAGCTTCATTAAAAGGAGAAGAAAAAGATACTGAAGAAGAAGTTGAAGAATTAGAAACTGAAGAAAGAGGAACAACTCCTAAGTCTATTAAGACTACAGAAGTAGTTGAATTTTCAATAGAAGAATTAAAAGCTGAAAACGAAAGACTAAAGACTGAATTAGCAGCACAACCTGCTTCAGCTCCTTTAGACACAAACAAATTCAGTTCAGATAGAAAACCAATGTCTAAAAAAGATTACGCTAAGTTATCTAAAAGAGAAAGGTTCTTACAAGACTTAAATAAATAATAAATATAAACTAAAAAAACAAAAATTATGGCTTTCACTACGACAAGCAACTTTGCAGGAAAAGACGCAGGATTCTACATCTCAGCAGCTTTAAACCAAGCAAACTCACTAGACTTCTTAACTTTGATTGAAAACATCAAGTATAAGTCTAACATCCAAAAAATGGCAGGTTCATCTTTAGTAGCAGACGCTTCTTGCGACTTTACAGACGCAGGTACTTTAGCACTTACTGAAAATGTACTTGAGCCTAAGAACTTACAAATTAACCTTGACTTATGTAAAGCTACTTTACTTGATTCTTGGGAAGCATTACAAATGAAAGCAGGAGCAGGAGCACCACCACCTGCAAGCTTTGACGATTACGTTATTTCTTATATGGGAGAAATTATCGCTAATGGAGTTGAATCTTCAGTATGGTCAGGAGCAGATGCTTCAGGAGGACAATTTGAAGGGTTCTTAACAGCTACTACAGGAGCATTTGCAGTAGACGGTACAGTAAATAGTTCAACAGCTTCAGGTGCTTATACAGCAGCTAACATTATTGCTAACTTACAAACTTTAACGGCTGATATGGCAACTGATATTTCTGCTGTATTAAGAAAAGATGACTTACACATCTACATGAGTCCTAAAACTTACGCTATATACATTTCAGCAGTATCTACTTTAGGATATGTGAACGCTTACAATATGAATGGTGATTACGTTCCTGTTTTTGAAGGGTACAAAATTGCAGTTTGTAACGGAATGCCAAATGACCAATTAGTAGCAGCAGAAAAATCTAACTTATTCTTTGGAACTGATTTATTAAGCGACCAAACTAGAATTTCTTTGATGGATATGGCTGCTTTAGACGGTTCAGATAATATGAGATTAGTTGCTCGTTACTCTGCAGGTGTTCAGTTAGGTATTGGAGCTGATATCGTTCACCAATCATAATTAAATAATACGGAAGGAGGGGGTAAAACCCTTCCTCCCTTAACCTAAAAAAAACAATAAAATGGCTTGTACAGCACTAACAAAAGGTAGGGGACTCGACTGTAATAGAATCAGTGGAGGAATAAAGTATGTTTATTTCGGAGTTTATGACCAATTTACAGCACCAATAGAAACAACAGGAATCGTTCAAGCGTCAGGAGAAATTACTGATATTGAAATGGCTTCTAATGTTCTTTACAGATACGCTATGCCTTTAGGTACAGCTAGTCTTTCTGAAACAATTACAGGTAGTAAGGAAAACGGAACAATTTTTTACACTCCAACTTTAAGTCTTATACTTAACAAACTTACAAAAGAAGACCAAAATCAGGTGAAATTATTAGGAGCTACTAAGGTGGTTGCTTTTGCTCAATTAAACGCTACTCTTGCTAACGGACACGACGTTATCGTAGGATTAGGCGTAACAAATGGGTTAGAACTTAATGCAGGTACTATGGACTCAGGAGCAGCTTGGGGTGACCGTTCAGGTTACACTCTTACTTTTGACGGCTTAGAAAAAGAGCCTTTCCCAATGGTAGAAGACTACACTACAGAACCTTTTGACAATGCAGCATTTAATTTTGGTGCAGGAAACCCTGTTACATCTTAATCAGTATTCTTTTATATATTTTAAAGAGGGTAGCTTAACGGTTACCCTTTTTTTACACTTAGTGAGGGTGGTGCAGTTCGTCTGTATATAGAGCAATCTAGCGTTCACTATAGGGATTAAGGTTGCTTTGGCAGCCTTTTTCTCGTTATAACCAAACAGAAAGGAACTTTTTCTATTATATAATATGATACAAGCAATTACTGAAACAAACATATTAGCTAACATAAGCACAGAGGACAATAGAATAGATACGTCAGTAGCTTCTACTCAGATTAGGTTCTTAATAAAGTTTATAAATGACCTTGATGGTTCTGTAGAATACGGCTATCCTTTGTTGTCAAATGGTATTAAACCAAGATACACCGAAATGAACCTTACTTATTTTATTACTCCTAAGTTATTTGACAATCAAATAAAACTTTTACCTGCAGGACATTGGAAATATGAAGTTTATGAAGTAAGTTGGATAGGTACAGTTCTATTATCAACAGAAACAGCTCCTAGAACTGAAACACAGGTATTACCTGTAGCTGATACAAATGGAGTAGTTCAAGGAATAGTAAGTAAAGGAATACTTAACTTAACAGAAAGAGCAGGAACAGAACAAGTGCAATATACTCAACACCCTGAACCTTCAGGAACAAACTACACATACTACGGACAATAAAAAATTAAAATGGATAAAATACTTTCAATAAATTTAGAAACATCAATAGCTCCAATAGTACAAGAGGTAAGAGGTAGGGATTACATAGAGTACGGAACGGAAGATTGGAAAAATTTATACCCTCAGTTCTTAATTGACTTATATTACAATTCTAGTACACACGCTGCAATCGTAAACGCTACTGCTGAAATGATAGCAGGTGAATCCTTAGTAGCTGAAGAAAATGATACTAATTTAGAATCTTATGTAAAGCTAAAGAAGTTTCTTAGACACGCAAATTCTAATGAAAGTTTACACCAAGTAATTAAGAAAGTAGCTTTTGACTTTAAACTTCAAGGAGGGTACGCTTTACATATTGTATGGAATAGAGAACGCACAGAAATAGCAGAAGTGTATCACGTACCTGTAGAGCGTGTAAGAGCAGGAAGACCTAATGCAATGGGTAAGGTAGACTGTTACTATATAAGTGCTGATTGGTCAAACACTAGGGCAAATAAACCCTATCCTGTACCTGCTTTCAATGTGAATGATAGAACTTCAGGAAGTCAGTTACTTTACACAGGTTCTTATAGTCCTAATATGGACGTTTATCATACACCTGATTATCTAGCAGCTAACAATTGGTGCTTAGTAGACCAAAAGGTTGCTGAGTTTCATTTAAACAATATAGAGAATGGATTTAGTGGAAGCTATTTTGTGAGTTTCGCAAATGGTATTCCTACGCAAGAAGAAAGAAGACAGATAGAACAAAGCTTGGTAGAGAAATTTACAGGAGCTTCAAATAGTGGAAAGTTTATTTTGACGTTCTCAGATGACAAAACTAGAACACCTGAAATAACACCTATTAGCGTTTCAGACGCAGACAAGCAATACTTAGCACTCCAAGAGCTATTGGTTCAAAACATCCTTACAGGACACAGAGTAACGAGTCCTATGCTTATGGGAATAAAATCTGATACAGGATTGGGTTCTAATGTAGATGAACTTAATGCTGCAGGAAATTTCTATCTAAATACAGTAGTTAAACCTTTTCAATTACATATCTTAAACACGTTACAAACTATATTCTCAGTAAACAATATAGACCTTCCTGTTAAGTTTGTTCAGTTAAAACCAATTACAGTAGAATTTACTTCTGAGGACTTGAAAGGAGTAATGACTGAAGACGAAATAAGGGAAGAAGTTGGATTGAAACCTTTAGTTGATGTAGAAGTTAGAGATGACTTTGCAAGTGAAAAGACTGAACTAGACGCTTTCATTGAAGAATTTGGTGAAGATATGTCAGACGAATGGGAACTAATAGAAGAAGAAGTAGTAGACGGAGAACACCAAGACTTTGACTATGAAGAAGTATTAAATGAACTAGCAGGAGAAAAGATTGAACTAGCTTCAACAGGTAGAGCTATTCCTAGCCGTAAGTCAGAGCAAGACGGACTGTCTAAAAAAAGTGGTGACTACTTTAGAGTTCGTTATGTATATTCTAATGACAATTTCTTAACTAACAAGTCAGGAAGTAAAAGAGAATTTTGCAGAAAGATGGAAGGAGCTAATAAGCTTTACAGAAAAGAGGACATAATCAATATGGGTAAGAAACCTGTAAACGCAGGATTTGGTATTGACGGAGCTGCAACCTACTCAATTTGGCTATACAAAGGAGGTCCTCAATGTTTCCATTTTTGGAGCAGAAGAATCTACAAAACAGTAATAGGAGAATCTAAGACGACTAAGATAGAAGACGCTGATATGATTGGCTACACTAAGGCTAAGTCTGAAGGTTTTACTGCTAAGAAGAACGACAAGCTAGTAGCAACACCACCAAGAAAAATGAAGAATAACGGATATTACAACTAATTATGAGCTACATACTATTTATATCAGAAGCTAAATTAAAGGACTCTACAGCAATCAATTTAAATGTTGATGTTGAGCTATTACTTCCTTACGTAAGGCAATCACAGAAGCTTTATGTGGAAACTAAGCTAGGTACTGACTTGAACCAAAAACTTAAAGACTTAATTGTAGCAGGAACAGTAGGTGACGCAGGAAACGAAGCCTATAAGACTTTGCTAGACGATTACATTGGTGATATGCTTCCTAATTGGGCGTTTTACCACGCTGTACCTTTCCTTAGATTTAAGATTGAGAATGGGAATATCTATTCAAAGACATCAGAAACAGGAACAGCTTTAAGTACTGAAGAAAGCCAACACCTAAGGGAAGAAGTAAGAAATACAGCAGAGTATTATACAGAAAGAATGATTGACTACATTTGTAATAATACTTCTAGTTTTCCTGAATACTCTACAAATACAGGTGCAGACGTTAATCCTGATTCTAACGCATACTACAATGGAATGAACCTTGAAAGACCAAAGCAACAGGGAACTAAACTTACTTTAAGAAACTTTCTAAATTCATCAGATTAATGAAGAAGCACTACAAACCTAAACAACAGAACGTAACTAAATTAAAATCTTATTTGAGCAATGCCGATAAAAAAAACAATCCAAGAAATATCAGAAGTAGCAGTACTAAACGGAACAGTCCTAAGCGTAACAACATTCACTAACTTAGAGTTAGTCTTAAAGATTCTTCTTTTAGTTGTATCAATTGCTTATACTATTGACAAGTGGTGGGCTAATAAAAAGAATAGATAATGCCTAAGAAAAGAAAACTAAACAGTTTGAATCCTAAGTACATAACTAAAATTACAGAAGATGTTAAAGTGCGTAAAGTTTTTATTAAAGAAGTTAAAGACGTTAAAATCTATGCAACCTATTCAATCTAATTTGATAAATCTTCTTATCATTAGGGATACATTTACAGAAAACTCTACAATAGGCGAGCTTTTTATAAATGGTGAAAGGTTCTGCGATACACTAGAAAACCCTTGGTTAGATAATCAAAGAAACATAAGCTGCATTCCTGAAGGAGAATACCCTGTAAGACTAAGATACCCTAGAGAATCAGCTACAAGAGAATACTTGCACTTGTTAGTTCAAGACGTACCTAACAGGGATTACATACTTTTTCATAGAGGTAATTTTCCTAAAGATACAAGCGGCTGTATTCTAGTAGGACAGGGAACTCAACAGGACGTTGTTAATAACTCAACCTTAGCTATGGACTTAGTTATGAAAGAAATACTTAATTTAGGCGCAACAAATATTAACTTAATAATCAAAAATAAATAATTATGAAAAAGTTTTTTCAAAAGTACCTTATCGGACAGATGTTAAAGTCTAAGAAATTTTGGTATGCAATCAGTTCAGTCGTAGTTCCTGCTATTGTAACTTATTTAGGAGTAGACCAAGCTACTGCAACAGAATTGTATCACGCTATCTTAGTTCTTATTGTTGGACAAGGAATTGCTGACGTTGCTAAAAAGTAACAGATACAGACTAAAACCTCACGAGGTAGCTGCTTTACAGAAGCTTAGGGAATCAGAAACTAGGAACGTCTTAGTTATTGGTGACTTGCACGAACCCTTCTGTTTGGATAGCTACCTTGATTGGTGTTTAGAACAATACGATACCTTTAATTGTACAGAAGTCATCTTTATAGGTGATGTAATAGACAATCATTACTCAAGCTACCACGAAACCTCTGCTGATGGAATGGGTGGCTTACAGGAGCTTGAATTAGCTATTAAGCGTATTGCACGTTGGCGTGACGCTTTTCCTAAAGCAACTGTACTTATCGGTAATCACGATAGGCTTATAATGCGTAAGGCTCAAACTTCAGCAATCCCTTCTAAATGGATTAAGTCTTATAAGGAAGTTTTAGAAACTCCTGATTGGAACTTTGTAGAACGCTACACTTTAGATAACGTTCAATATATACACGGAGAAGGAGGTACTGCTTCAACTAAGTGTAGAGCTGATATGATGAATACAGTACAAGGACATTTACATACTCAATGTTATGTTCAAAATTTTGTAGGACAGAACTTCAGAATCTTTGGCGTTCAAGTTGGCTGTGGAATTGACCACGAAAGTTACGCAATGGCTTATGCTAAATACGGCAAGAAACCTGCTGTCGGCTGTGTAGTTGTGCTAAATAACGGTAAAACTCCTATCAATTTGTTAATGCCTTTATAGGTTTTAACCCTTTTTATACCCTTTTTCAATCTTTCTTTAAATTTATTTTAGTATCATTTACTAGATAAGGAATAACTATTTTTAAACTATTCTGTTAAAAAGTTAGTTAAAAACTTTGTTAATTCAAAAAAAGGTTTTATCTTTGCTTCATATTAATCAATACATATTTAAAAATGACTTATGACCAAGCAATTTTACACCACGATACAAAAAAATGGATTTTAGAAAAGGCTACTCTATATACTAATTTTTCTCAAATGAAGAAAATTATAAAAAATATGGACTTAGAACAACTTTTAGTCTGCAGAATTATGCTTGAAAATAGATTAAAACAAGACTACACTCATAATAAATAAATAAACTAGGGGGTGTAAAAACCCCCACAAAATAATTAAGATGAAAAATTTAATCAAAACACTTTTAGGAATGGCAGGACTTTACGGCTGCTTATATTTACTGCTAGGTACTCTTACCTTAGTAGAACTTTTTTTAGGACTAAGATAATGAAATTCAAATTAAAAGAAGCAAACACGAAGCAGGAAGCTATTATTAGCCTGCTAGACGTACAAACTAATAAACCTGAGCTATTGCCTAACAATACAGCATTAACTAAGGACGGACTTAATCTATTGCCTTTTCAATTGGTTAGAGATTTATACATAAAAGTAAAAGATACTTATTATAATTCACTTGACTTTAATAACAAATTTTAATATGACAATACAAGACGCAGAATACCTAGAATTTTCTACTTATGTAGATTATAACAAGCCTTGCTTTTCAAAGTTTATGGGCTATCAATTAGACAACAAGAAAGTCTTAGCTGAAGCATGGTTGCTAAAACCTCAGTTCAGTCCTGTAAGCGTAAGAAATTATGATAGAAAATCAGGACACTTCAATAATGACTTAGTAAAAAACAGCAGGTCATTAATAGTAATAGGAACAGAACTTCAGGTATATAGAAAATTTGAAGAAATGCTAAAGACTTACGGTTGGCAGCAGAAGGATTCTTGGAATGTTGAGCTAAAACCTGAACATTTAAAGCACTATAAAGAAAACAATAATTCACCAACACTAATAAATTTAAAATAATGGAAGAAATACACAAAAGAATGCACGAACTAAACACGTTTCAATGCGTGGACAACGAACTATACTTAAGAGGTAAAGATGAAATGGGAGCAGACTTTACAATATGCTTTGACGCTTTCAACTTCTTAGAATGGATAGACAAAGAACAACTAGAATACATAAAAGAACAACTAATTAAATACATACAAAAAAAATGATAGAAGAATTAAAAGATTACACAATTGAAGGGCTTGAAGACCTAAAAGGAACAAACCCTGAAGCTTCAGAAGTACAACACGAAATATGGAATACTGACTATTTTATTATTGGATATGCACAAGCTGAAAAATGGCTAGATGAAAATGTAGGTACTTGGGAAGCAATAAGAGTAATACAAGAATATGAAAAGTCTAATTTCGGAGAAGTTTATACAGACTTGTCAAGTTCTGAAAAGGTTTGTAATATGTATGTTTATATTCAAGGAGAAGAAATACTATACGAAAGTAAAACCCTAAGCAGATTATGGGATAGAAAATTAGATGATGAAGATTTACAAGATATTATAAACGAATTAAATTAAATTTAGTACTTTTAACAAAATTATAAACAAAAATAAATAATATGAAAACAGAAATTTTAAAAGAGAAGTATATTAAGTATGGACTAACAAAAGATGATATATTTAAACATCAGCATTTTTTAATCATTACACGCTCAGGAATGGATAAGATACAGGCTTTAGAAGGCATAACTATTGACTATGATGTTATCAATTGCGAAAAGGACTTTTGTGTAGTGAAAGCCAATGCAAAGAAGGAAGGAGCTATTATACAGACTTTCGGTTCTGCACTTAAAGGAGCAGGATTTAAAGATGGAAACTGTAATACTTGGTACGTAATGGAGATGGCTGAAAAAAGAGCTATGTCAAGAGCAGTCCTAA